GTGTTGGCGTTGGTCGCGATGCACTCGCTATTGCAGAAAGCGCCTAAGAACGCAAGAAGCGAAGACATTGCATACGAGGCATACAAGCAGGCAGAGGCCATGATGGATTTAAAGGAGCGTAAAGATGAGTGATATTTGGAACATTGTTTGGATATTTTTTGCATTAACTGGCGTTTTATGCTGGGTAAGTATGATTTTGATAGGGCTGTTTTTTTGGATGTGTAAACCAACAAGGATTGACAAATGACTGAAGAACGAGACCCACACAAAGCCGTTGATTACATTTTGACCAACGGCAAAAAGTTTGCTCAAGCGAAGGCGGAGCGAACCTATATTGAGGAATATCGCAAAAGCCTCAAAGCCATTTTGATGAAGCGTTCTACCGAAAGCGCTATCACCGCACAAGAGCGTGACGCATATGCCCACCCAGAGTATCAAGATTTACTCAAGGGTTTGCGTGAAGCTGTAGAGATTGAGGAAAAAATAAAATGGGATTTGATTGCGGCGCAGGCGGTGGTCGAGATATGGAGAACACAACAAGCCAACAACCGAGCAGAAGGAAGGGCTACGCAATGAAGACACCAGAGGAAATTGAAGTGGCAGAGGGCTGGCGCAAGCGGCACGTTCTTGCCGCCCGCACGAGCATTGAATCATTTGACGACTGGGAGCATAGCCATCAACCACAGCAATTTTGGGTAGAGCGCCGTGCATACCTTGCAGGTTTTGAGGAGGGTCGTCGTTATGCGCGCATTGTTGAAAAAAACGATTGAACAAAAGCCCCCAACTTGTCAGGTGTGCCGCAGGCAACCAGCAGAAGTCAAAGGGAAAAACAGCAGAGGCGCTACTCAATGGCGATGCCAAACTTGTCACGATCTTAAAAACCGAATCGGTTTCACCAGCAAAAAACAATGACCACCAAAGCAGAACGTAAACACATGAGCGCGGTGGCTGAACTGGGCTGTGCCGTCTGCCGCAGGATGGGGTACGAGGGTACGCCTGCTGAGTTGCATCATCCAAGGCGATTGGCGGGGGGCTGGGGGCGTTCCAGCCACATGGATGTCATTCCACTATGCCCAGAGCATCATCGAGGCTCTACGGGCTTGCACGGGCTTGGAACTAAGGGTTTTGAGAAAGAGTACGGCTACGACGAAGCCGACCTGCTAAACGACACCCTGTTGTTGCTTGGACGCGACACTAGGGAAAGCACCTAGAAAATATTTTAATAAAGTTGTTGACAAGGTTTAAGGTGGTGTTAAACTTCCAATCACTGACCAAGCAATAGTTGCAAGGCAGAACCACAGAAAGACAGCGAAATGAACAACGATATCAACTTCACATCAGTAGACACACTCGGCACACTCTTGGCACAGATCGCTGATTTGACCAAGCAAGCTGACAAGATCAAAGACGGCATCAAAGAGTCTGCAAGCGCAGGCGGTGCCAAGGTTGTCGAAGGTGCGCTCTTCAAAGCCACTTATATCGAATCCAACCGTAGCGTTTTTGACAAAGACGCATTCATCAAAGAGTTTGGCGCAGATGCATACGCTAAGTACACCAAGGTATCGGCAGTGTTTTCTGTCAAGGTCACCAGCAAGTAATTCAACGGGGCGCAAGCCCCTTAACCGAAACGAAAGCGAATCGAATATGAAACACGCGCAAGCAGACTATATCAACGCAGGCTATAAATTTGAGCGGGCAATCATTGCCAATAAATCGGCTAATGACATCATCGCAAAGTCGCAGGCCATCAGATTGATGTTGGAGACTGAAGCAATTGATGAACACGCAGATGCACGTTACCTTGTAGAGCGCGGTCGTCAGGAAGCGAGGACAGCATGAGCGAGACAGTGATGAGCGAATACATCAAAGGCTTTGACCACGGGTGCGACTATATCGTCGCGGAGATCGAGCGGCAGATTAAAGAGGCCAATAGCCATGACGCGATGGTGCTGGTAGACCTGATCAAGCGCCTCAAGATGGAAGACCGCGAGGAATCCAATGCCATACGCAAAGCCAAATAAAAATCAAGAGGTGCTTTTTGGTGAGCAAGAGGCATGGCGAGAAGAGTGGCGGGGTATGCCGGAGTTTGTGCAAGAAAACTTGTTGCCGGAATATTCTGTTCGAGTGAATTTTGCTACTTATGAAGATTTGCAAAAGTTTGCATCTTTAATGGGACAAGTTATTTCTATTAAAACTCAATCAATTTGGTTTCCTAAACAGGAAAAAGAAAATCTTTCTAACAAAAGATATGTTGAATAAATATCCAATTTACATAGTTTCAAAAGGAAGGTGGGATAAGCGCCTTACCGCCGATGCTTTGGAAGAAATGGGGGCTGACTACAAAATCGTTGTTGAGCAACAAGAGTTTGAAAGCTACGCGCAAGCGGTGGGTGAGTCTAAAGTTGTGGTTCTTCCGCAGTCGTATTTGGACGAGTACGTTACTTGCGATGACTTGGGGAATTCGAAGGGTAAGGGCCCCGGGGCGGCTAGAAACTTTGCTTTTGACCATAGCAAATCAGAACGCCACTGGGTCATGGACGACAACATGGATGGGTTCTATCGCCTTAACAGAAATTTAAAAGTTAAATGTTTAACGCCATCAATTTTTAGAGCGGCAGAAGATTTTGTTGACCGATATGAAAATGTTCCCTTGGCTGGATTTAACTACGCTATGTTTGCCAAGCGCAAAGACAGCCCTCCTCCATTTGTCTTGAATACAAGAATCTATTCCTGCTTACTGGTTAGTAATTTAATCAGGCATAGGTGGGAGGGTAGATACAACGAGGACACGCATCTGTCGTTGAGGGTGCTGAAAGACGGTGATTGCACAATCCAATTTAACGCTTTCCTTGCGAATAAGGTGAGAACGCAAACAATGAAAGGTGGCAACACCGATATGTTTTACGCCAACGAGGGAACTTTGAATAAGTCAAAAATGTTAGAGGAGTTGCACCCCGATTGTTCAAGGGTGGTTTGGAAGTTTGATAGGTGGCATCACTTTGTTGATTACAACCCGTTCAAACGTAATGCCCTTGTGCGAAAGGCTGGCATCGTCGTCCCAGAGGGCATTAACAACTACGGCATGGTGTTAAAGGAGATTGGCAACAAATGCGCAGAATAACCCCTGAAGGCCGAATGGCAGAGTTCCACCCTGCGGTAGGAGATATATGGCGCAGTCGCCATGACGAGCCACAACAAGAAGTGTTTGAGCGTTTTCCGAAGTGGATGAATCCAGCGTATGAGGATAGAGACACCAAGATTGATTTGGAGCGTTTATTCCCTGCAATTTTGGAAGGGTTAACTAAGCGTGAGCAGGGTGTGCTTTGGTGCCGCTTTTGGGGCGATTACACCTTTGAAGAGACTGGTATGTGCTTCGGTGTAACTAGGGAGCGTATACGGCAAATTGAGGCCAAAGCTCTTCGTAAGTTAAAGCACCCATCTCGTAGTGCTGTATTGCAAACTCTGTTTGATTTCTGCCCAATTCAGCAACGTATGGAAAAAGAAAAGGCTGAAGAGCGGCGTAAGTGGTATCAGAAATGGGCAGAAGACCGCCTGATTGCCAAAATGATTGAACTTAGGGAAAACACCTAGAAAATAAATTGATAAAGTTGTTGACATCGTTTAAGTTGGTGTTATACTAACATCACTGACACAGCAATATCGCATAGTCAGTTAACAGCGAAAGAAAAGCGAAATGACAAAAAGACTCACACTCAAACAAATCCGCATCGGTCAACTGATCGTCCGTGGTACACACGCAGACGCGCAGGTCTACACCATTGCCGCAATACGGGGCTTTAACATCTATGTCACATGGTTTGAAGGCACCCGTCAAAGCGGACAGTGGACAGATTACGGTGACTGCTACAAGCCAACACTTGAGCAGATCGAGTACAGCATTGCCGCCAACGGCAGGTTGGCCTCTGGTCAGGACATCAAGGACTTGGATTTAGCGTAAACCAACGGGGGGTTCGCCCCCCACTAACAGTGAAGGAATAGTGAAATGATTCGTTTTAACAAACAAAATTTAATCAACGCTTTGGAAACAAAAATTGCAAAGATGGAAGATATATGGGGGTTTGTCACCACTAACGGTACAAACCAAATTAAAGACAAAACAGATTTTGATCGCGTTATGGCTTATGGCGAATACATCTCATTGTTGGATATTTATGAGTCTGTTAGAGACAACACGTTTTTAAATTAGGAGCACACGATGAATTTCCAAACCAGAATTGAAACCACACAATTACGAGATCGTGTGGTGTTTGTTGACAAGCACGACGATGAGGTCTGGCTGTCTATCCAAGTGAGTGGTGGTGGCGCAAATTGCGTATTGACGGTTGACCAAGCCAAGCAAATGATTGCGGCATTGCAAGCTATTGTTGATAACGTACCTTTACCAAAAGAGGCGGACGAATGAAAGAAGAAACATTGATTGAGAAGATCATTATTGGTATAATGTTCATAGGTATTATTTTCTTGATGTGCTGGGTTCCAGACTTCATATTGGACGAAGAGGACTGCATGAAGCAAGACTCCAGCGTGTATGTAAAGAACTTGTGTAGCGAGTCAAAAGCGAAATAAAACCGAATGGGTTTCGGAGGTCTGTAATCTTTATATAGGTGAAGTAGGCCAAGCCCGTGGAATTCGGGACAAAGCATCCAAGGGAGGGCGACTTGGAGCCATCACGCATGGGGATTTGGAATCTAGGTGACTTGAGGGATTACCCAACATCTATACGTTCAGTCCCCAGCCGTGTTGGTGTAGTTTAAAAGTTTGTAAAACGACTGCGCTTGACGAAGTAGACGCTGGAGCCACAACCAGCCACCAACAACCTGCACTGGCGAATCTAAAGCGAATCGAATACACTAACGTCATTCATTCACTCATAGGGATTACGGGTTATGCCAGAAACCGCTAAAAAGCCCGCTAGAGGCACAAACACAACCAAGCCAAGGGGTAAGGCTTCCGCGCCCGCAAAACCCGCCAAACTTGGTAGACCTTCCAAATACGACCCTGAAATCACTCGTACTATCTGTGAGCAGTTAAGCGAAGGCATTCCATTACGTCAGATATGCAGAGACAACGATGGCTTTCCTGCATGGAGGACGGTATACGATTGGATGGCTCGTGATGATGCTTTGGGTGAAAAGGGAGTCGGTTTATCCGCATCCATCGCGCGCGCTCGCGATATTGGCTATGACGCGCTGGCAGAGGAGTGCTTGCTGATTGCTGACACGCCACAGTTTGGTCAGAAGCAGGTGATGAGCGACGAGGGATCGACCACGACGGTGGAGGATATGCTTGGGCACCGTAAGCTTCAGATCGAGACCAGACTCAAGCTGTTGGCGAAGTTCCACCCGACCAAGTATGGCGACCGTGTGGCTATCGAGGGCGTGGCTGGTGGCGCATCCATCAAGACAGAAGACACGACAGCCAGCAAGTTCCTAGAGATCATTCGCAACATGGAGATGACCAAGCGTGTTGGCTGAACTGTTTGACGACAAAACAGTGGCAGAGTTTGACACTTTGTCAGAACATAACCGACTCGCTTTTATTGCTCACGCTCAATGGATAGCGAAGGCGCACTCGTATCAGATTCCGCCAGACCTTCACAGTGATTACCGAGTTTTCTTAATGCTCGCGGGTCGTGGGGCGGGCAAGACTCGTTCGGCGGCGGAGGCTTTGTGGTGGTGGGCATGGACGCATCCAAACACCATGAGCGTGGTGCTGGCTCCAACGTCGGGTGACTTGAAATTCACCTGCTATGAAGGGCCATCAGGCTTGATTGCTTGTATCCCCAGAGAATTGGTGGTGGACTACAACAAGCAAGACCACCTGATCAAGCTGTCTAACGGCTCCAAGATCAGGGGCGTGTCGGCTGACTCGTATGATCGCCTGCGTGGTATTAACTCTAGCTTTTGCTGGTGTGACGAGTTGGCGGCATTCAATTACCTTGGCCCGAATGAGGCGTGGGACAACATGATGCTTGGCCTGCGTATCAAGCCAGACGAGCAGGAACACAGCCAGCCCCGTGTCATTGTGACCACGACACCGCGCCCAAAGGACTTGATCCTCGATCTGGTGGGCAGAGAGGGCGACGATGTGGTTATCTCCCGCGCCAGCACCTACGACAACGCTAAGAACCTCGACAAGGCGTTCCAGAAGCAATTGGAGAGCTATCGTGGTTCCAAGCTCTATGAGCAGGAGGTCATGGGCTTGGTGGTCGATCTTGAGGACGGCAAGGTGGTCAGCCGCGATATGTTTAAGCTCTGGCCTCACAGCAAAGAGTTCCCCAAGTTTGAGTACATCATCCAGTCCTATGACTGCGCCTTCACGGACAAGGAGCATAACGACCCTACCGCCATGACAACATGGGGCGTGTTCAAGCCGCTGGATGGCCCAATGTCCGTCCTGCTGATTGACTGCTGGGCAGAACACTTGACGTTCCCAACCCTCAAGCCAAAGGTGATCGAGGAGTGGCGCGTATCTTACGGTGAAGGCAAACAGGCGAAGAGGCCAGACTTGATCCTCGTGGAGGAGAAGGCGGCAGGAATCAGCTTGATCCAAGAGTTGCGGCAGATGCACCTGCCTGTGCGTGGCTACAACCCCGGTCGCGCTGACAAGATGCAAAGGCTCCAGATCACAGCGTCTATCTTCACCACAGGGCGCGTCTGGTTGCCTGAGTCGTCCGTCCGCAAGGGCTACGTCAAGGACTGGTGCGAAGGCTTTCTGTCGCAGTTGTGTTCGTTCCCTGACTCAACGCATGACGACTATGTCGATAGCGCCACACAAGCGATTCGGTTATTGAAAGATATGGGATGGCTCGACATCAACCCTGAACCAAGGGATAATGACGACGAAGATGATTATCTGGAATACGCGCAACCCAAGCGTGGCAACCCTTACTCAATGTAACCATGACTGACTTCCTCAAATTCGGCAAAGGTGTAGCTGGCGCTCTAACTAAAGCCCAAGAACTTGCCGCCGCCGAGAAAGCGGCAAAGCAAATGCGGTTAAACATGATGCCAACTGCGCGTATTGGTTTGCCAGCCCCCGGCATCATTGTTCCCGGCAAACTTAACAATGTGCGCGAGGCCGTGCGTAAGTCGCATGGTAACTATGGCGCAAGGCGCGTTGAGCGAGCCGCTGACGAGATACCGAACCTTGAGCATATGTATACGGAAGACGCGCTCAATGAGGCGTTTATTGGTGACAACGCCAGAGCCATGATGACGATGAAGCCTCAAGACTTTGAGAAGTATGCAACGCCTATTCCTGACTATATGAGTAGTCCGCAAAAGCATCGTGGCTATGGGAGCCAATTTCTTGACGACTCAATGAAGGACATGACGCTCTCCCAGTACATTGATAACTTGTCTGGAGTGCAGGGTGGCTTTGCTGATGTGCCTTATCTGCTTATCAATAAACAGGAGC